CTTAGTAATGAGAGGTCAAGGCATAAAGTTACAGAGTTTAATAGCTAACGAATGTAGGAAAGTAAGGACACTAATTCCGGTTATTGAAAAAGGTAGCTTAGATGAAGGATATGAAGGAGCCATTGTATTAGATCCTAAATGTGATTTGTATTTAGATAATCCTGTCGCTTGTAATGACTATGCTTCATTATATCCTAGTTCTATGATTAGTGAAAATCTATCACATGATAGTAAAGTTTGGACGAGAGAATACGACTTAGCTGGAAATTTAATTGAAGAACATGGAGAGAAAGATGAAAACGGTAATTTCATATATGATAATCTTCCTGGTTATGAATATGTTGATGTACCGTATGATACATATAAATATTTTAGAAAAAATCCAAAGGCCGCAGCTGAAAAAATTAAATGTGGATATAAAATTTGTAGGTTTGTTCAATTTCCAAATGATGAATCTGCTATTATGCCAGCTATTTTAAAGAAATTATTAAAAGCGAGAAAAGATACAAGAAAAATGATTCCAAATCAGTCTGATGAATTTATGAAACAAGTATTAGAGCAACGTCAACTAGGTTATAAAGTAACAGCTAATTCGTTATATGGAGGTTGTGGAGCAAAAACTAGTTCATTTTATGAAAAAGATATCGCAGCTTGTACTACAGCAATGGGTCGTAAATTCTTAACATATGGAAAAAGAATTATTGAAGAATGTTATGGAAATAGAATATGTGAAACTAAAAATCATGGTAAGGTAAAAACTAATGCTGAATACATATATGGTGACACAGATAGTGTATTTTATACATTCAATTTACAAACACCTGACGGACAACCAATTAGAGGAAAAGATGCTCTGGAAATTACAATTGAATTAGCACAACAAGCAGGCGAAATTGCTGCTAGGTTTTTAAAAGGCCCACACGATTTCGAATATGAAAAAACATTTATGCCATTTTGTCTTTTATCCAAAAAAAGATATGTCGGTATGTTATATGAAACAGACCCTAATAAATGTAAACGTAAAGAAATGGGTATTGTATTAAAACGAAGAGATAATGCTCCAATCGTAAAAGATATTTATGGAGGAATCATTGATATTTTGATGAAAAAACAAAATATTCAAGAAGCAATACAATTCTTAAAAGGTTCTCTCCAAAACATTGTTGATGAAAAATATCCGATTGAAAAGTTAGTTATAACAAAATCTTTAAGATCTGGTTATAAAAATCCTAAATCAATAGCACATAAAGTATTAGCTGATAGGATTACAGCGAGAGATCCAGGAAATAAGCCTGGTCCAGGTGATAGAATTCCATTTGTTTATATATCTGTTCCTGGTAAAAAAGTTTTGCAAGGCGATAAAATTGAAACCCCAACTTTTATTATAGATAATAAGTTAAAAATTGATTATTCGTTTTATATTACAAATCAGATAATGAAACCAGTTCAACAATTATTCGCGTTAGTTCTTGAAAAAATTTGGATCATGCAAAATAAACGATCAAAACAAATGAAATATCAAAAAGCTGTTGACGAATTAAAAAAAAAATATAATAATGATAGCGAAAAGTTTGAAGAAAAATTAGAAGAAATGCGTTGTAAAGAAATTAAATGTTTGTTATTTGATGAATATTTGAGAGAAACTAATAATGAAAAAGCTGGAGTCCAAAGCGTTACAAAATTCTTTACAAAGATCAATTAATATATTAATTAAAGCCTTGAAAGAAAAGAAGAAACTTTTCTTGGTATATTTAATAGCTTTGTAAGTGAATAAACTTCAACTTTACCCGAACCTGCGAATGGAGAACCAGCAGCAACAATAGTTCCATCTTGGTTTAAACTAACACTCCAACCCATTGATTCACTATTGGCAGTACCAATAATATCTTGCGAAAATTTATTCCAATTATCACTATATTTGTAAAGTCTAAATAATCCTTTGCTATTTGTGCTTGCATAAGGAATACCTACAGCAAGTATAGTTCCATCTGAAGATAAATTAACACTATAACCCATTTTTGCTGTTGTTGGTAGTGTATTATCACTTATGTCTGAACCAACTTGACTCCAAACATTATTATTAGATTTGTAAACTCTAACTAATCCTCTTCCACCATTTCCACCAGGAATACCTACAGCAAGTATAGTTCCATTTGAAGATAAACTAACACTTTGTCCCAAGTTTCCTGCCGTTGGTAGTGTATTATCACTTATGTCTGAACCAACTTGACTCCAAACATTATTATTAGATTTGTAAACTCTAACTAATCCTCTTCCACCAGGAGCGCCTATAGCAACTATATCTCCGATTGAATTTAAACATAAGCCTACACCGAACGAAATATTAGTAGCACCAGTTATGTCTGAACCAACTTTAGTTAATGTGCTACTGCCTATATTATAAACACGTACATAACCTCCTGCACCTGAGCTACCAGCAAATCTAGTTCCGTTTGAAGATACAGCAACATTGATGCCAAAACGATTACTAGTACTATTATTTCCAACAACTGAACCAATTAGATTCAAATTATTTGAAGCATCATTATATCTATAAACCCTAACACTCCCAGGACCATTAATATTAGTATTAGTAGGAGCACCTATAACAAGAATTTGACCGCTTGTATCAGTAGAACTTAAAGCAATGTTAATTCCTAGGTTATCATTTAAATTTCCTGTAATTGAATTTCCTATTTGATTAAAAGTTTTATTTAATAAATCATATTTATAAACTCTAACTTGGCCTTCTTGACCATTAATTTCACTAAATCGATGTGCTCCGACAGCCAACCAAGTACCAGAAGAAGAAGTATCCGAAACTAAAGAAACACTATGTCCCGTATTACTACCAGAATAAAAACCATCAATTTTTCCTAAACTAACCAAACTTGTCATATATAATTTATTATACAATATTATATAATAAATTACTTTATATACCATACTTCCTACTCTTTGATATGTACCTGAATTTTTTGTGTGCATACCAAATGCCACTGTATTACCATCATCAGATAAATCAATACCACCAAAACCAGCACTGTCACCAATTTCACTTCCACCAATACTATTTCCAAAAGAGATATAAGCATTTGAACTGGGATTCCATTTATATGTATAAATTCTGCCGGAGTCTCCTTTTGAGACTAAATCAACACCATTAGCAGCAACAGCGATAATACTGCCATCAGCATTTGTAGTAACTGCTCTCCCAAAACGATCCGTCGCATTTTCACCATTTAGAGTAATCCTTTTTTAATCCAAGACATTTTATTATTATAATTTTATATAATAATAAAATAAATTAAAACGTTAATTCCGTGATAAAAAAATTTGATATTAATTTTAAGTGGTTTATCTTAATAAATTGCTAAATTAGGGTTATTAGGCATCAAATTAAACATCTGTTTAACCAAACCTTTAATTTCATTTACACTGGTTTCTAAATTCCATACTTTTTCGGTTAAAGTTGTGATATTATTATTAGTAATAACATCATTATCTTCATATACATGTGATACTTCTTCATGATTATTGTCATCAAGAATAGGCATCGCATCGTTTAAGTTATAATAATTGCTATATAAAACATTGAAATCAGCAAACCCTTCATTATCTAATTTATACATGATTGCGTCAGGTGACCTTTGGTGTCTCATTGCGATGTCGTCGATAGAAAGCTCTAAAAGTTCAAATTCTCTTTGGAGTCTCAAAATTTCATTAACAGACCACTTATTTCCATTACGTTTAAAAGTACTCATTGTATAATACTATTATAATGGTTATCTTTTTAAATCGTTTTAAAATATAATTTATATCATATTAACGTAAGATTATTAATTTATCGAGAGGTATATTTTATACTTAAATAAATACAATATAATAAATATAATATAATAAATACAATACAATTATTTTTGTCAATAATAATAATAAAATATTAGAATAATAAATAGTTTGAATATAGTTATTATGGTTTGAATATTTATCTAATTCAATTTCATTCAATTTATCAACATATTCATCAATATATCCGTGAAATACATTAAAATTTATTTTTTTCATTTTTATATTATTTTTATAATTATAAAAAATCTTTATGTGAATATTCATTTATTATTAATTTCTTCTATTATTTAATGAATTAAATAAGATGAATGCTAACGAACTAGTATCATTATTATTGTTCGTATTTCCAGATAAATCTAATAATGTTGATATATCATTAAAATTTAAATTGTCAAATAAGCTATTAATTGTATTTCTAGTTAAATCAGTGTTTATATTATTTGAGTAATTGTTTTCATTATTATTACTATTATTATTACTATTATTATTACTATTATTACTATTATTATTATTATTATTATTATTATTTGAATCTCTTAATGAATTAAAAAATTCTGTTGATGCGTTAGAATTATAGTCTCTAATATCATATCTACATACAGGACATCTACAATTATTTCTAAACCAATTATTAAGGTGATCAGGTAAAAATATATGTCCACAATGTCTTATTACAGTAACATAATCATTATCGTTAAATTCTTCCATTGAAATAGGACATGATGTATTGCGTGGCGATACTATATCATTATATCTAACACGTCTAGTTGCTGTTTCTATTTGTGTTTGAGAAGGATAAACATTAACAGGTTGTAAAAAATTTTGTAATAGTTGTGTAATCATATTATCTCTCCTATCAGTATTTATAAAAGAAGGATTACTGATATTATCAATTGTATTAAATGTAGCATCAATTAAATAAGGAGTTGTATAAATACGTTGATTATTATCTCTATAAGAATAATATCTATTTCTTCTGTTATCATTATATCGCCGAGAATTACGTGTATTATTACTATTATTATCATTTAGAGTTAATATTTGAATTAATAAATTTCTTATCTCGTCATTACTATTATGTAAATTATTTAACATATCTACTAAGTTATTAATTTGCCTTAAATTATTATTATACATAGTATTTAAAATATTAATGAGTAACGATTGATCATTCGTTATATTATAAGTATTTAAATTTGAACTCATTTAATATATATTATTAAATTTGTTTAAATACATTTTTATGAATTATATAATATGGATATAATGGATCTAACGAATTATAAAAACAAAGGATTAAGTGGTCTGGCTAATCTAGGTAATACATGCTTTATAAATTCATTGATGCAAATTTTATCACATACATATGAGCTCAACAATTTTTTAAATAATGAAACATATAAAAAAAAACTGAAAAATAAATGTGATTCAGTATTACTGATCGAATGGGATAACTTAAGAAAAATTTTATGGAATGAAAATTGTGTAGTATCACCAGGAAAATTTATAAAAAGTATTCAAACAGTAGCAGAATTAAAAAAAATGGAGTTGTTTACTGGTTATTCGCAAAACGACGTCTCAGAATTTTTGTTATTTATCATGGATAGTTTTCATACAGCATTATCGAGAGAAATAAAAATTACTATTCTGGGTATTCCTGAAAATGAAACAGATCAATTAGCAATCAAATGTTTTGAAATGATAAAAAATATGTATTCTAAAGAATATTCAGAAATATGGAATTTATTTTATGCTGTTCATGTTTCTGAGATAACGAGAATAAGTGACAATAAAGTAATTAAAGTATCACCAGAACCTTATTTTATTATAAATCTCTCTATCCCACCAAATAATAAATCACCATCGTTAATAGATTGCTTTAACCATTATGTTGATGGTGAAATTATAAATGGATATATTAATGAAGAAGATGGTAAACAAACCGACATAAGAAAAAAAATACAATTTTGGTCATTTCCAAATATTCTTGTGATAGATCTCAAAAGATTTGACAATAAATCTCAAAAAAATAAAATAATAGTAAATTTTCCATTAGATCATTTAGATTTATCTCCATATGTCATCGGTTATAAAAAAGAAAGTTATAAATATGAATTATATGGTGTATGTAATCATAGTGGTTCTACTTTTGGTGGCCATTATACTGCTTATGTTAAAAATGCGAACGAAAAATGGTATCATTTTAATGACACAAGTGTTTCAGAAGTCGGAATAAATGAATCCATTATATCATCAAAAGCATATGTATTGTTTTACAGAAAAAAAACTAATTTATAAAATAATCTATATTAATTTTTTAACTATTTATATAATATAAATGGAAGTAGTAAATACAACATCAACAACTGATCCAGTTAATATGTATAATTATATGAATAGTTATATAATGAATCCATTAGTATTTGTAATTATATTATTAATAATTGTAGCATATTATGCTTTTTCATCATCTTTAGGACCTGGTAATTTAGGAACGTCTACAGAAACTAATGGAGGAGTATTTGGAATTATTATTGTTATAATATTAGTATTATTAGTTTTATTTAATGCATTACAATATTTTTTTAGTATAAATGTTACTGCGTATATTCAAGGACTATTCACACCAAACACATCAGTCGATATTGTTGTTGATCAGAGTACATATCAACCAGCACCAGTACCAGAAATAAGATTTAAAAAACAAGTTTTTAACATTCCTGGTAATTATTATAAATATGATAACGCAAAAGCATTGTGTAAAGCATATGGAGCAGAACTAGCTACCTATGAACAAATCGAACAAGCATATAATAATGGTGCAGAATGGTGTAATTATGGGTGGTCAGCGAATCAACTTGCGTTATTCCCTACACAAAAAAAAACATATGACAATTTACAAAAAATTGAAGGACACGAAAATGATTGTGGTCGTCCTGGTGTAAATGGAGGGTATATTGCGAATCCCAATGTAAAATTTGGTGTAAATTGTTATGGCTATAAACCAAAAATAACAAGCGAAGAAGAAGAATTAATGAAAATTTCTACACCATATCCAGAAACACAACAAGATATAGATTTTCAAAAGAAAGTAGATTTATTTAAAAATAATTTAGATAAAATATTAGTTTCACCATTTAATTATAATACATGGGGTTCTTTCTAATCAGGGTTCTTTCTAATCAGGGTTCTTATAAAATTATAATTTACAGCTAATAAATATCAGTAACGTTTGTTGAGTGATTATTTAAAAATTTTTTATTGTTGAATACCATAATTAAATTTATAGTATTAAAAATAATGCAACAAATAAATAAAAATCTAAGTACTATCATTAAAGAGTTCTTAACAAATAGATAAATAATAATTCTGTTATTATTTATATATGATAATAATATCATATTATTTGTTTTTTCTACAACTTTTATTCTACAAATAGGACATTTTTCATTTAATCTAAACCAATGATCAAGACATTCATTATGAATCAAACCATCACAATTACAAAATTTATAATATATAGATTGATTTTTTAATAAAATCGGTTTAGATCCGTTAAATGTTTTAATTTCATAACAAATAAAACATTCACCTTTATCATCATTATTATCGTCATTATTATTTATATTATTTTCATAATCATAGTCATAATCATTATAATGTTCATATATTTGAAATATCATGTTATTTATATTAAATTAATAATATAAATAATTATTTTCTTCTTTTTGTTATGCTTTTTTTTTCATTTTTTTTATTTTTTCTGGTTATTTTCTTTTTAGTTTTTTTATTTTTTAAATCATCTTCATGTACTCTGACTAATCCAAGTAATTTATCGTGTAAATCGTCATCTATTACATCATCTTCAGAATCTGAATCACTGTGATTATGATTATTATTTATATGTTTGTTGTTACCGCCAACAATTCTATCATTATAGGTTAAAGTCCAATTAGGAATTACAAGATTATCAAATAAATCAGATACTTTATTTGTTCCGCCAATTTGTTCCATATTTAATGTCATAATGGGAGACATACCTGCTTTCATCATAATCGATTTAACACTGAACCCTCCTGAATAAATTCCCGATTCTTTATCATTATTAAATACTAATTCATCAGCACCAATATAATCCAATTCGCTCATATAAATTATTGATATATAAATTAATTATTGGAAAAGCGCTTTATTTCTGGAACAATTTTTACTTCTCTCTTTTGTTTAATGTGTTCTATAATTAATTTAACTTGATTTTCGTTTTTAATAATTTCACTCAACGATTTTTCTAAATATTTAAATGTAAGTGGTTCAGGAACTCGAGTATTAGTGAATTTTAATTTGCTACCATTTATTTCTATTATTGATCTAGAGAGATTATTTGACGTAGCATATGTTGTTATAGTTTTTTCAAGATAATTTCTTTTTTCTCTCAATTCTTTTGTTTGTTCATTTAATTCCTTAAGTCGATTGTCTGTTTGAATCCATTGATTTATTTGATTTTCAAAATCCATTATTTATGATAAATAAATAAAAAATTAATAAAAATCACACTAATTTTTTATTATGTGTTTAACGTCTACTTCTCTTGCGTGTGTGTCTCTTTCCACCTCTTTTACGTCTATATGTTTGTTGCATACCAAGAAGAGTAAAAGGTACTATAGCTTGGTTAACAACTTCACCCAAAAAACCACCTCTTCTGTGTCTCCTTTTTCCTGCTTTTTGAGCTAATGACAATTCGGCACTAGTAGGCATTCTTGATACGGGTGTAACATTTTGTCCCTGAGCTCCAATGAGTACATTGCCAGGAATTTGTCCATACGCACCTGCTTGATCAAATACTCTATTGTATTGAGAACCAGCAGTTCCATTAACATAAGTTCCGTAAGTTGATGCCGATGTATAGTTACCTCCGCTCATTTTACGGCTTCTTGTTCTGTGTCTACGACTTCTTGCCATCTATATAAAATGATAAGAATAAAATTTTATATTATAACCAGTAAATCTCCTAAAATAACTCACATTTATACTAGTTTATTTATGAATTCTTTATTACATATCAATAAAATTAATATTATTAATATCGCTAATATCATTATAAAAATTAAAAAAACTAATGAAACTGTTATATAAATATAAGGATTAATCTCATAAAGTATAAAATCAATTATAGGTTTTAACAACATTTTAAACTCGTTTTTTATATCATCCCTTTTTAAAATATTTAAACATTGTTGTACAAATGAATCTTTCATAAATAAATATAAGAGAAATATTATAATATTTATGCGTGTTATTGATATTATAATTTTCTTTAATTTCAATAATATGGAAAATATTATTGAACCAACTGAATCTTTCGATTTTTCCAAAATTACTTTGACTCACCCAATTGGAATACAAGGTGGGGCATATTTCACTAAAATTGAATATAACAAAAAACCATTATATATTCAAACGACTAAAAGTCAAACTAGGCAAGGAATTATTAAGACAGGTAAAAAATATTATTCAGATTTAATGTTTGACAAAAATTCTGAAACTCTTATAAATTGGTTTGAAAATTTAGAAGAAAAATGTAAAAAATTAATTTATGAAAAGAGAGAAGCGTGGTTTCAAGGTAGTTTAGAAGAAAATGATATTGATTCAGCATTCAATTCTATATTAAGAGTATATAAATCGGGTAAATATTATCTGGTTAGAATAAATATAAGAAGCAATAAAGATGAAACACCTATGATTAAAATATATAATGAACAAGAAATACCTTTAACTGCGAATGACATTACACCAGAAACTAATATTATATCTATTTTAGAAATTCAAGGAATAAAATTTACTTCAAGGAATTTTCAAATTGAAATAGATCTTAAGCAAATTATGGTTTTGAATAATGAACCGTTATTCGAAAGTTGTCTCATAAAAACAAATAAAAATCATTTAGCTTCTTTAGAAAAAGAAAAACAAAAAGAAATCGAAATACCATTAAATGAAATTGATGAAAAAATAAATGACTTCATCAAATTAGATAATATGGATAAAGGAATAATAAATCAAAATGATAATCAAAGTAATGATATTTTAGAGAATATAGATAATAGTTTAGAAGAATTTGAACCTTTAAATCTCTTAGAAAATGATAATAAAATGAATGATAATAAAATGAATGATAATAAAATGAATGACAATAAAATGAATGACAATAAAATGAATGATAATAGAATGAATGATAATAGAATGAATGATAATAGAATGAATGATAATAAAATGGATGACAATAAAATGAATGACAATAAAATGAATGACAATAAAAATGAAGAAGACATAATTCTCGAAATTGAAGATTTAAATGAAGATATTAATGAGAATAATGATGATTTAAGAGAAATAAATAATAACGAATTACATTTAGACAAAAGCCAAGATAGTATTACCCTTAAAAAACCAAATCAAGTATATTTTGAATTATATAAAGAAGCAAGAAAAAAAGCAAAACAAGCAAAAAAAAATGCTATTTTAGCGTATTTAGAAGCTAAGAATATTAAGAAAACTTATTTAATAGAAAATATTGATGATAGTGATAGTGAGTTTGACGCTGAAATTGACGACATTTCAGAAAGTGAATTAGATGGTCTTTAAGAAAGTTTTAGAATAATTATTAAAAATTATTTTATCATTAATTTTATATAATGAGTGTCTCTTTAAAGAAACTATGGAATGACTATGGAATTGGAGCAATTATAGTTTTATTAATTGTAGCTTATTGTGTTTATATGTTTGCCGGATATTTAGGAGCTAAAGGTATGCCTGGACCTGAATCTAATACACAAATGCAACCTCAATATAAAAATACTAATGCCGCTTATTCTGGCGCTGTACGCCCTTCCGAACCTTTGGGACATAATGAAGTTTTTGCCTCTGCTAATGGTGTCCAAACTTCTATGCCAGGTATTCCCGCCTCTTGTTCCAAACCAAACGTTCAAAATCCTGCAGAACTTTTACCCAAAGATACTAACTCTCAATGGGCTCAATTAAATCCTTCCGGTAAAGGCGAACTCGCTAATATTAATTTATTGAAAGCTGGCTACCATATCGGCATCGATACTGTCGGACAAACTTTGAGAAATGCTAACCTTCAAATTCGCTCTGAACCCCCAAATCCACAATTGAATGTGGGACCCTGGAACAATAGTACAATCGAAAGCGACTATATGAGGCCGCCTTTAGAAATCGGCAGTGGTTCTCAATAAGCATATATGATAACAAATATTTTTGTATAGTATTTGATTTGCGAAAGAATAATTTTAAATATCAAAATCTTTATATTCATTATTTTTACACATATAAATATTTTGAACTCTATTTTCACTTGTAATTTTCTCAATATTTACACATAATTCACTTAACCAATCATATTTATCTTTAAAAATATCTTCTTGTAATATTCTTATAATTGAAAATCCATTTTCATTAGCACATTTCATTTTATATAAATCCCTCTTTCTATTATGTTCTAGTGTTTTCCATTTAGCTACTTGTTTGAAATGTGCAATACCATCTAATTCCACGATTATATTTTTCTCTTCAATTACAAAATCAAAAGGTAAATGTTTCTTATCTTTACACCAATCAACTTTATATTGAGACTTTAATGATGAATATTTTTCACTTAATATTTTATTTAATTTGTCTTCAGTTTTATATCTACAATTAGGACACCAAGAACCATCTGTAATATGAGACAACTTGCTTTCAAACTCATTTTTACATTCATTTATCACAATCAAACCAGAATTTTTCGGCAGTACTTTTACACCTTTGCACATTTAAAACGCCGATTTTACACCTTTGAACATTTCCTCGTTAGTGCCTTCGGCAAACGCCGGTTTATATTTTATAAAAAAATTTTTTGGTAAAGTGGTGAAAAAATTAACTGATATGTGTTTAACGTAAAAACATTTAAAATTATAATAATTTAAAAATACAATATAAATAATAATTAAAATGGTTAGCGAAGGTTGTATTTACTTAAAAAGCGACAATACACAAATCTGGTTAGATTATGGAACAGACTGGCAACTACGTGATTTCTATATATATGAAAATAATGAGTTAACATTTTTTGATTCGTATTTTGGGTTTGTCATTGAGAATAGAACTATATGTGTATTTAACGACGAAGGATGGGCAATTAATAAAGGATGGGTATATAAGGAAGGTGCAATGGCTTGGCCATATGAAAAAAATGATGAATATAGTATAAAAATTAATGGTAAAGTTTTTTGTATTAATAAGGATGATACAAAACAATTAGAACTTTTTAATGAATTATTAGAAGACATATTTAGGGATAATACAGAAGAAATAAATCATCTTAATAAAATTATAGAAGAAGGCATAGATTTTTCAAAATACACGAAACCTGAATCTAAAACTGAAATAGAAAAGATAGTTGATTTGGAAAATAACCGAAAACAATATGTTTTGAAATTGTTTGTTAAACAAAATGATGATTTGATATTACGAGACGAAACGCAAGTAGAAGATACAAAATTAAATGCAGAATTTATAGAAAAAATAGAAGAAGAGCTAGCAGAAAAGAAATTAATGGAACATAAATACCTTTCCAAAAAATTTGTTAGATTTGTTAGACCAAATACACACTTGAAGATTTCTACAAGCTTGAAGATTTCTACAAGCTTTGCTAAGAACTTGTGAAAATGGGCATTTTTTAGTATGATTTATTTTTTTATGGAAGTTATAAAAGATATAAAAATTGAAATAAATAAAAAATTGAAATAAATAATTAAAATTAAATAAATAATATAAACAATACAATAAAATGGATTTTATGCCCTCAAATACATACGACAAACCTTGGTTAACAGAAACGATGTCCATGCCTAGTAAATTAATATCTAATCATATAATTACTGGATATTGGTCTTTGTATTTTGATGATGTATCATTATTTGACGAAAAATGGACCACAATTGTAAAAGAACTTAAAAATAATAATTTACCTAATGTATATGAGATAAAATGTTCCACAAATTATGTATATCCACAAATGAAAGAAAAAATAAGTTTTAGAATGGTTGTATTTAAGTGTTGTTTCCCTATTATACAAAATAATGTGTCGGTCCAGATTATGAGTGGTAATGTACAAAATAAAATGGAATATATTGGAACAGATATTTTAAATGTATTAAACTATACAGATAGAACCACAATTTATGGCATATTAAATTGGGATACATCTCTTTATGGTATAGTAAATTGGGATACATCTCTTAAAAGTTCAATTCCTACTTCTAGAAATCATAACATTGAATTAATTAATCATCTACATGCTGGTTATCGTAGAAAAATATATTCACTTGATGATGATGATGATGATGATGATGATGATGACAAATAGTTGAATATACAAACATGGTAAAGTAATACAAATGGCGGCAAGAAAAAACATAATAATCACACCATTTTGCTCATTTTTAATTATAAACATTTTTTTATTCCAAATTTTTATATCATATCATATAATTATTATATAATATAATGCCTACTACGAAAGAATAAAAGAATTGGTAAATAAACATAATAATATATTATATTCATTATTTATTATTTTTATAATCACTCTCCCATATACTAATCAAATTAAATCCATTACTTTTAATAATATTTTCTCGATCGATTGTATTTTTATAGAGTTCGCCATAAGTTTTTTTACTCAATAAATTTACATCATCTTTTTTATACATTTTTGGATTTCCGTGAAAATAATCTCCGTGGAACTCATATACCGTATTTGTTTTTTCACAATATCCATCAAATTTAATTCTTTTATTATTTAATATTATTTCTTTTTCTCCTATATTTCCTGCATGTTGAATTGAAATATTTTCTTTTTTCATTATATTGTCTAACCATTCAATTGCTATTTTTTAAAATCCTGCCGAACAACATTTTTGACATCCATTACCTGATAAATGATCATTTGGTTTTTGTATAAATTCACCATGTTCTTCACAAATTATAATAATATTTTTGCGTGTTCCATTGTATATAGATTTACTATAATCATATAAATTATTATGAACTTTTTTTGCTTTATTAATAAAATCTTCCGTTGTTTTTACAATTCCAGAGCATCTATAACATTGATTACCTTTAAGATGGTTTAATGGCATTTGAATAAATTCACCATGTTCTTTACAAATAATTTTAATATTTGTTTGTGTATTTATATATTCTATTTGTGAATAATCATATTTATCACCGTGAATTTTTTTTGCTTTTTCAATAAATAATTCATTAGTTACTTTATTTCTTCCAGAACATATAGGACATTTTTGTCCTTTTAGATGATTTATTGGTAACATTTCAAATATTCCATGTTTATTACATTTAATCTTAATTTTTTCTTTTCCATGAATGTATTCAGTTTCAGAATAATCATATGTTTTACCATGTATTTTATTTGATTTTTCAATAAACATCTCTTTTGTTAATTTAGATGGTTTTGAACATAATGAACATCCTTGTCTTTTTTTAATATGGTTATAAATACTTTTTTCAAAAAATCCATGAATATTACATTCTATTTTTAGATGTTTAATATTATTTTTTTTAATTAATTCAATATATTTATATTTATTGTTAAATATAATATTCGCTTCAGTAATAATTTTTTGTAAGTCAGTCATTTACATTAATATATAATTATGTCTTTATATAGAAAAACATTAAACATTTTACTAATTCTATTGAAAAAATATTATCAACATTTTACCAATTCAATTGAAAATTATTTCAGTATGTTAAAGTCAAGATTACAAAAATTAGATGGTTTAACTCATAAAGAATTAAAAGAAAATATAGAAAAAGTAATAAAAGATATACCAAAAGAAAAATATGAAAATATATTTAAGGGAGCATATAATAGAACAGAAAAATATGTAAAGAAACCATCAAATAGAACACGAAAACTAAAAAATTACCTACCTTAAAATCGGCGTTTTAAATGTGCAAAGGTGTAAATACTTCTATCGGTTTCTTTTTATTTTTAACTGACCAGCAAGAACTTCTCTCTATAGAAGCAAATGATTTGTTATAACAAGTAAAACAATTATTATCTGAAGAACACATTACAACATTAACACAATAATTACAAGTGTTTCCTCTTGTTATATGACTTAGTCTTTGTTTAAATGTATGTTGACATTTCGGACAATCAAATAAATATTCTTTATGTGAATTTTTAAATAATTCTTTTGGAAAACCTTCATTTTTATCAGACCAATTTTCAGAATATTCAACAGAAGCAAAACATTTATCAAAACATATTTTACAATTTTTATTTTTACTACATAATTTTTTATTAGCACAATAAGAACACCATCTATTAAGTGAATTTATATTTCTTAAGTTTGATTCGAACTGATGTCCGCATTCACAATCAAACCAGAATTTCTTATGTGAATTCAACGCAACCTCATTCGGTTTTAAAGTATTTCTATCCGACCAATATTTAGACTTAGGATGACTATCAAATTTTGCCATTTCCTTACGTGATTGTTGAATAATATACAATAAATAATTTTATTTCAATTTTATTAACAAAATTTTATAACGAAAATAAAATCTAATTAATAAATCTAATTAATAAAATTATTTATTTTAATTCTAAACTCTTCTGACTCTACATATTTAATCCAATTTACTGGAATTGATCTCGTTGCGGTTTCGTTATATCCATTATTATTTTTATAATTTTTAACAATTAATGTAGTATCGAACAAATTTATAAATTGAGCATAAAATTTTGTATTGTCGTTTTTATAAAAAGTATAATATTTGTTTACTTCTAAATCAGCAAGTTTTAGCTTTCTAAAAATATCAGTTTGGTTGTCCATATTTAGTTAATATAATATATTGTAAAATAATTAGTTTCAATTTAAATTTTAATTAAAACAATTTAAGAATATATTTGTAATATATACATAATGAAGTTTTATAGTTTTTTTGTTATTCCGTTTCTCTCTACAATTTTAGGTGACAATATGTTTAATCACACTGACCCCCTTAGAAAACCTATAGATACAAAAGACATTATAGGTTTAACTACTGGAGGTCCTTACACTTATTCCCAATCAGGACATCATTTTTATGGAACAGCATACGACGGAACATATATAGATACATATGGTTGTTGTTCTGGTCAATCTGGTTCTTGTCGTAATAATCCATCTTGCCAATGTCAAGTATCAGTTGGACCATTACCACAAGGGACTTATACATTAGGAAATATGTTTACATATAAAGGTATGCCTTATTGTTATGAATTATATCCTTCATCATCTAATAATATGTGCGGACGTTCTGGATTTTTAATCCATGGTGGAGGTTGCTCTGGTAATCCTTCTGAAGGTTGTATTGTTATTGAAGATCAAAATACAAGATATAGGATTAAGAGTGGTTCGACACTAAAAGTGATATCTTAAAAATTCAAATATATTTTATTATCTATTTTGTAGTATAAAATAAATAATAAACAAAATTTTATTCATGAATATTTTTGTCATATTTAACTACATTAGGAAATATTCCAAAAATAGGAATTCTCCATCCATAATATTTAAAATTAAATTCGTTATTTTCTTAAAGTTTATGCCAATCTTCTATTGAATTCCATTTATTGTACCAAAAACTATTATTTACATTAAAATGACGTCCTTTATTATCTATAACCATAAAATCAGTATATCCATTTTTTGA